GAGCAGAAGAATCGAAATGGTCGTGTTTATCCACAACATGTTCTTTCAAAAGAAGTAGACCGTTATAACCGTGATTATGTACAGAAGAACCGTGCGTTTGGTGAACTGGGGCATCCAGATTCACCAACAATAAACCTTGATCGTGTATCACACATGATCACCAAGCTTTATCCAGATGGTAATAACTTTATTGGTAAAGCTAAAATATTAGACACTCCTAATGGTAAAATTGTAAAAAGCCTATTAGATGGAGGTGCAAGTCTGGGCGTATCAACTAGAGGCGTAGGGTCTCTAAGACCACACAATGGTCACCAACTCGTCCAAGACGATTTTCATTTGGCCACAGCGGCCGATATTGTTGCGGATCCTTCTGCCCCTGATGCTTTTGTTCAGGGTATTATGGAAGGAGCCGAATGGGTTCTAACCGGGTCAGGTTGGAGACAAGTTGATTACGACAGAGCTAAGAAAATGATTACCGAAGCGTCTAAATCGGAAATCGAAGCTGTGGCTCTAAAGGTGTTCCAAAACTTCATCTCAAAACTCTAAGTATTATAAATAATATAGAATAAAGGAGAAATCTAATATGGCTAAGTCACTTACAGAAACCGCAAAGGCTATTCTAATGAAGGAGGGCGCAATCCCTTCAGTATCCATGTCTGACAGCAATCCAGACCGTGATACAAAGGCCTCAAATCCAAACCGCGCAACACTTAGACCAGGTTCTAAGTATGCCGAAATGAAGCCCTTCTCCAATCCTGGTGCAATGGCTCCATCAGCTCCCGATAATCAGGTACAGGACCTTGGTCCAGCCCTTGTTAAGCAGGGAGATGTTCCTCCTTCTGCTAAGGCCGCTGGCGGTACTGCTAAGGACACAAGCCGTTCTTCACAGGCCGGTTCTGGTCATTCTGATGGCGAGAAGTTCGGCGTCGATTCTGAAAAGAAGCAGGATCGCAAGAGCAAAGAAATCATGGAAGAAGATTTCGAAATCTCAGAAGAGCTAGAGTCCTTCATCAAGGAGATGATGGAAAAGGGCCTCTCAGAAGAAGAGATTGCTCAGGCCATTGAAGAGAATTTTGAACTCGTCGAAGCTAAGCATGAAGATAAAGAAGATGAGAAGGACGAAGACGAGAAAGAAGACGAGAAGGAAGAAGACAAGGACGAGAAGAAGTCCAAGAAGGATGATGAAGACAAGATGGATATGAAAGAGCATATCGAGGCTCTATTCCAAGGTGAAGAACTTTCAGAAGAGTTCAAGCAGAAGGCCGAGACAATCTTCGAAGCTGCTGTTAAGCAGAAGGTCGAGCAGGAAGTTGCTCGTATTCAGGAAGCCTATGCTGAGACTCTTGATGAGCAGGTTCAAGAAATCACCGAGAATCTTTCATCCAACGTCGATGACTATCTCAACTATGTTGTTGAGCAATGGGTCAACGAGAACGAGGTTGCTATTGAAGCAGGCCTCCGTACCGAACTAACCGAAGACTTCATTACTGGTCTTCGCCAGCTATTTGCTGAGAACTATATCGACATTCCAGAAGATAAGGTCTCAGTTGTTGAGGAACTTGGAACTAAGGTCGAAGAGCTTGAGAAGAAGCTCAACGAAGAGATTGATCGCAATGTCAAGCTCAACAAGTCACTCAATGAGTCTAAGCGTTTTGAGATTCTAGTCGATGCCTGTGATGGTCTCACAACCACACAGACAGAAAAGCTAAAGTCTCTTGCTGAAGGTGTAGAGTTCACCACAGCAAATGAGTTCACTACAAAAGTTAAGACACTAAGAGAAAATTATTTCCCAGCTACAGTCAATGCCGATAAGGTTCTTGATAAGGCTGAGGCAGAAGTAGCACAATCAGGCAAGGTTCTCAACGAAGAGATTTCAGGCCCAATGGCTGCTTATGTAAGAACTCTTGGTAAGAAGCTTCCCAATTAATAGTAAGTTATAAAGGAGAAATGTAAAATGTATCTTACTGAACAACTAGAACAGAAGTGGGCACCCGTCCTTGATTTTGACGGACTCCCATCAATTAAGGATCCCTATCGTCGCGCTGTTACCGCCCTCGTTCTTGAGAACCAGGAAAAGGCAATGGCAGAAGAAGGCCGCCTTCTAAACGAGTCAGCACCTGTCAACGCAACTAATGCTGGTGCTTCTCCAATGGCAAACTACGACCCAATCCTCATTTCGCTAGTTCGCCGCGCACTACCAAACCTCATTGCTTATGATATCTGCGGCGTTCAGCCAATGACTGGCCCAACCGGCCTTATCTTCGCAATGAAGTCACGCTACAAGCTACAGAACGGCACAGAAGCCCTCTTCAACGAAGCCAACACAGCTTTCTCTGGTCAGAACGCTGCTGCTGGTCTTTCTGGGCCAACATCTGGCAATACCTCAAACACCAACCCAGTATATGACACTTCAACAAGTGCTACATACGGTGTCAATAAGGGTATGACAACTGCACAGGCCGAAGCACTCGGTGATTCTGCCGATAACGGCTTTGCAGAAATGGCATTCAGCATTGATAAGGTTACTGTTACTGCTCGTAGCCGTGCCCTCAAGGCTGAGTACACCATGGAACTCGCTCAGGACCTCAAGGCTGTTCATGGTCTTGATGCTGAGACTGAGCTTGCTAACATCCTCAGCACCGAAATCCTTGCTGAAATCAACCGCGAAGTTGTCCGTACAATCTATCGCACAGCAACAGTCGGCGCTCAGTATGGTGTTACAACTGCTGGTACATTCGACCTCGACACCGACTCAAATGGCCGTTGGTCAGTTGAAAAGTTCAAGGGCCTAATCTTCCAGATTGAGCGCGATGCTAACGCAATTGCCAAGGCAACCCGTCGCGGCAAGGGCAATATGGTCATCGTATCTTCAGACGTTGCTTCAGCAATGGCAATGGCTGGCGTTCTTGACTATACCCCCGCTCTACAGGCCAACCTCACTGTTGACGACACTGGCAATACCTTCGCTGGTATGCTCCATGGTCGCATCCGTGTTTACATCGATCCATATTTCGGTGGTTCTTCAAATGGTGACGAACTCGTTACCGTTGGTTATAAGGGTACTTCACCTTATGACGCTGGTCTATTCTATTGCCCATACGTTCCTCTCCAGATGGTTCGTGCAATTGGGCAGGATACATTCCAGCCAAAGATTGGCTTCAAGACTCGTTACGGAATGGTCGCAAACCCATTCGCAACCGCAGCCGGCGACGGCGTTGTTGGTGATCGTAACACTTCAAACCAGGCCAATATCTACTATCGTATCTTCAGAGTTCGTAACCTCACCTAACAGGTTTCGCAACAATAACAACAACAAACTTAAGAGGGGCAGAAATGCCCCTCTTTTTTATAAATACCATATGGTAATAATACAACGCAAAGAGTTTGTTATCGTTTGTGTAAGATATTACAGGCCTGATTTTAGGAGCATACTCCAAGATTTTACCTGGGAGACGGAAGATATCATACCTGATATACCCAGAGTTCATAGGTTTCTCAACTACTGGAAAGACAATATAGAGGCCACAATAAAAGAAGTGATTGTATCAGCCGCGGCTCATAAAGAATATAACAGCGCATCATTCTATAAGGTATTGAACTAATGACCACTGAATCCTTACTAACCAAAATACCTGAGAATACCAGTTTTCTTCAACCAACCAAATTTACGCTGGTATTTCCTACATTACCATTTCTCAGGTACTTTGGCCAAACAGCAACGATACCTGCTGTCTCTACATCACCTGTGTCCATAGAAACACCATTCTCTAATACATGGCGACATGGTGATAAACTAATATATGATCAGTTATCAGTCAATGCTATTGTTGATGAAGATATGAAGACATGGGAAGAAACATATAAATGGCTAATAGCCTTGACAAAGCCACAATCATATCAGCAATATATAAGATATTATGATAACAGGGCTATGGTCTATCATGATGCTATACTGACAATCAATACCAACGCAAATATTCCAAATCTCCGTTTCAAGTTCACCAACCTACATCCTATTTCTCTGGGTGCTGTTAACTTTAGCGTATCTGATAATGCTGATACGATATTAACAGCCGATATATTATTTCGCTATGATTATTACGAATATGTAAAATTGTAGTTGCCAATCTTATTTTCCTAGTCTATACTAATAAACATTTTCATTATGGAGTTCCTATGAAGCCCCCTGTTAAAATTGATGAACTTATGGAAGAATGGTCAAAAGATTCGGCTATTGATGATACAGAACCTAGCCGTGAAACAGCCAAGATTCCTAATCTACATTCAAAATATCTCCGTATATTGACACACCACAGGCTTATTGTACGCAAGTTGCAGAGTGATTATAGCAACCTCAAATCGGTAAAATGGGAATATTACAAAGGTGATTTGAACAATCCTGAAGACCTTGAGAAATATGGCTGGCAACCTATGGCCAAGACCATTCTCCGCCAAGACATACCCATGCATCTTGATTCGGACACAGAACTAAATAACATACTACTCAAAAAAGTTATTCATGAAGAAATCGTTGACTTCTGCACCTCAGTACTCAAAGAAATTCATAACAGAACATATCAGTTAGGTAATATCATAAAGTGGGAAACATTTACTGGTGGAAAATAAAGTAATAATAGCCAATAAAGATGAAGTATATGTTTATGTATCTTGTGATGATGGTATCGCATATGAGTTGCGTGAACATTTTACATTTCATGTACCTGGCTATCAATTTTCACCAAAATACAAGGCGCGTTTATGGGATGGAAAAATCCGCCTGTTTGATGTAAGAACCAGGCAAATATATCGTGGGCTTGTTCCTTATATCGCCAAGTTCTGTGAAGAACGTAAGTATGACTGGGAATATGAGAATGAACTATATGATGAAGAGTTCTCACTTAAAGAAGCGGAAGACTTTACTAAGACACTAAACCTACCATTTCAGCCAAGAGATTATCAATTAGAGGCCTTCGTCCATGCCATAAGAACACGAAGGTCTCTTTTGTTATCACCAACAGCATCGGGTAAATCACTAATCATTTACCTAATTATGAGGTATCTCAATGCAAATCGTACTCTTATCATTGTTCCGACTATTTCTCTGGTTAGTCAACTTGCCTCTGATTTTGATTCATACGGTTACGCTGCCGATCAGTATGTTCATAGAATATTTGCAGGGCAAGACAAAGACACGGATAAACCAATTACCATCTCAACCTGGCAATCGCTTTATAAATTACCTCAAAAATACTTTGAACAATTTGATTTAGTCATAGGTGATGAGGCCCATCTATTCAAGGCCACATCTCTCGTGGATATAATGACTAAATTGGTAAATGCTAAATATAGAATTGGAACGACAGGCACACTTGACGGAACAAAGACACACAAATTAGTTCTTGAAGGTCTTTTTGGTACAGTTCATAAAGTTATTACAACCAAAGAACTGATGGATCAAAAACACCTTGCTGACTTTACTATTAAATGTCTATTGCTAAAACATAATGATAGTATCTGTCAGGCCGCTAAAAACTTTACATATCAACAAGAGATTGAATACCTAATACTAAACGAGGCCAGAAACAAGTTCATAACTAATCTGGCCTTATCATTAGAAGGAAACACTCTGCTGCTTTACCAGTATGTTGAAAAGCATGGTAAAATACTCTATGATATGATAAACGAAAAACTCGTTGATCGTAAAGTATTTTTCATTCATGGTAATACCGAAGCAGAAGTAAGAGAGCAGACAAGAAAGATAGTTGAAAATGAAGAACGATCAATTATTGTTGCTTCTTTTGGTACATTTTCCACTGGTATTAATATTAGGAATCTCCATAATATCATCTTTGCTTCACCTTCTAAGTCTAGGATAAGAAACCTTCAGTCTATTGGTCGTGGTCTCAGAACATCCGAAACCAAAACAAGTGCCGTATTATATGATGTTGCCGATGATATGAGACATAAGAAGAAAGAAAATTACACCCTCAAGCACTTTGTTGAAAGAATAAAAATATATGGTGAAGAAAAATTCGTTTTTAAGATTTATAAAATAGAATTAAAAGGATAATCCATGCACCAAGACATAGATGAAAGTATTAAATTCTTCAGATTGTCCTCAGGTGAAGATATTATATCAGAAGTTATTGAATCAGAAATAGACGGCCAATTATCCTACACTCTATTAAATCCTATGAAAGTTGTCTATATGATTGGAAAACCAGGATTTATATCTATATCTTTAATGGAATGGATATTTTCTCGTGTATGTGAAACTCAAGAATTTGAATTAAATCTAAATGAAGTCATAACAACCGGAACACCTACAAAAGGTATAATAGAACATTATTATGAGTGTGTAGATCATTTTGAAAGTAGAAGAGAAGACCTTAATAAAAAGGTAAAACTTGATGCTCCAATAGAACACCATGAACATATGAAGATGTTTGAGGAACAAGAAGAAGAGAGAGATGTTCCGCTAGATGAACTACAAGAACTTATCAAAGACCAAATTGAAGGTAAAAAGAGGACTATACACTAATGCCAATAAAGAAAAATGCTTATCTGGATATTGATGATAGTAATGATTTTGGATTTTCATTTACAAATGAGGATGAAATCACACAGCCAATCTATTCTAGTAAAGATGAAGAAATAGATGACCTTAAAGATAGATTACATGCCTTACAAAAGATATTTCTTCCATTTTTGGAGAATCTAGGGAAAGATGCTGATAAACCCATGATTAAGTGGCCTAACAGGAAAGAAATTCTTGACAAGCAAATCAAGAAACTCATGAACATCACTAATGTATAATAACATTTACAATAACAGGCCTAATGGCTAGGATATTATTCATTCAAGGCAGGCACAGCATATATAACATGTTGTCAAGCCCTTGTCAAGTCTTTTTATCATAAGAAAGGTATAACATGGCTGGAAATAGATCAAGAGCGCACTATGTAGATAATAAAAAGTTTTATGAAGAAATCATAAAATATAAAAAAGCAGTTCGTAAGGCTAAACGAGAAGGCCGAGAAGAGCCACGAATACCTAATTACATAGGAGAATGTATCTATAAGATAGCAGAAAACCTTTCCTGTAAGCCATGTTTTATGAACTATTCTTTCCGTGATGAAATGGTATCGGACGGAATAGAGAATTGTATTCTATACTTTAAAGATTATGATCCCAAGATAGGCCAGAATCCATTTGCCTATTTCACACAGGTGATATATTATGCTTTTCTGCGTAGGATAAACAAAGAAGAGAAAAATAGATATATAATCTGTAAGAATTTTCAACATACAATAATTCATGGTAAACAAGATGGAGGGCTTGACACCTACACCAACCATGATACAATAAACATCTTCGATGCTGATGACGGTAATGTTATGCCAGTTTCTATGTATGACAATATAAATGACTTTATGTATAAGTTTGAGCGTAAAGAGGAAGCCAAGAAAGTCAAACGCAAACAGATGAAGAAAAATCTACAAAACTTTTATGAGGATTAAATCATGAAGACCAATGTTGAGTTGCCATTCCAGGTTCAGTCTCTTATTGACCAGATGCTGAATAAGAGGGACAACATCTATGTTCGTGGAAACTTCCGTAGCCGTCTAGACCAGATGCGTATGGTTGTAAACGAGGCCATCAAAAAGTATGATACCGAACTGATGCTGGCTAATAGTGAAGGTCGGAAAAAGAAGTAATGCGTATAGCAATCATCACGGATACACACTGGGGAGTCCGAAATGACTCTCCAGTTTTCTATGATTATTTCAAGCGGTCTTTGGATAATTTCTTCACTACAATCAAGGCCGAGAACTGTCAACGTATTCTTCATTTGGGCGATTTGTTTGATCGCCGCAAGTATCTCAACTTTCTGACAGCCAAAAGATGCCGCGAAGATTTTCTGGAGCGTATTGATATACCTACGGCCATTATTGCCGGCAACCATGATGAATTTTACAAGAATACATATACAGTAAATGCCCTTGATGAAATCGTGGGCAATCGATATCCTCTAATCTCAACATATACAAAACCAACTCTTATCACTATTGATGGGCTTGATATTCAACTTGTGCCATGGATAACTGAGGACAATTATAATGAAGCAATGGATACTATCAAAAATACTCCTGCTGAAATCCTTATGGGTCACCTTGAACTCCAAGGATTTGAAACTTTCAGAGGCGTTGTTAGCGACCACGGTATGGACGCTACTATTTACAGTAAGTTTGATGCTGTTTACAGTGGACATTATCATCACAGGTCTAGTGTGGGTAATGTTTATTATATCGGCGCTTTCGCGGAGTATACATGGTCTGATTATAACGATCCGAGAGGGTTTTCAATCTTTGATACTCAAACGAGAGAAATGAAGTTCTATAAAAACGATATCAGCATCTTCAAGATGTTGGCCTATGATGATGTGAAGCACACCGATATCGTTACAAAGATTTCTGCTACGGATTATAGCAAGTATAATAACTGCTTTGTCAAGATTGTTTGTGTCAATAAAACAAACCCATATGCTTTTGATATGTTGTTAGATAAACTATATAAAGCAGGCCCACTTGATATTTCTATTGTCGAAGATGTAAGTTCATTCAAGGACAATAATGAAGAAGATGTAATAGACCAAGCCGAAGATACACCAACAATCCTTGACAAATATATTACTGGCTTGACATTACCAGTAAATAATGATAGAATGAAAATCTTTATGAAAGACATTTATAATGAAGCATTATCATTGGAGCATATTGATTGATAACATTTGAAACTGTCCGTTGGAAAAATTTTCTTTCAACCGGCAACGTCTTTACAGAAATCAAACTCAATCAAACATCTAATGCCCTGATTATCGGGGAAAATGGTGCTGGCAAGTCAACGATTCTTGATGCGTTGACATTTGCTTTATTTGGTAAACCATTTCGCAAAATCAATAAACCGGCCCTTGTCAATAGTGTCAACGAAAAAGGCTGCCTTGTCGAGATTGAGTTCAAGACCAACGGTAAGGATTATCTTATTCGCCGTGGTATCAAGCCCAATATCTTTGAGATTTATTGTGATGATACCCTGTTAAATCAGGATTCAGCCAGCAAAGATTACCAGGAACATCTTGAAAAGTTTATCATCAAGATGAACTATAAGTCCTTTACGCAGATTGTTATTCTGGGTTCAGCATCATTTACACCATTCATGCAACTCTCACCTGCGGACAGGCGCGTGGTGATTGAAGACCTGCTGGATATCCAGATATTCTCTGTCATGAATGTTATTGCCAAGCAGAAACTACAAGAGAACAAAGAACTGCTGGAAAAGAACAGGCTTGAAACCACAGGTAAAGAAGAGAAGAAACTATTTGTTGAAAAGACAATCAGAAACCTCAAGACCAATAATGAAGAGAAACT